GTGGGTCGACTCCTCGTGACACACTAGGACCACATCAACCTGCTCGTCACGAGCTCCCCTTAACACAAAACTACTACGAAATCTTAATCATGAGTGACATATTCAACACCGCACAAGGAAGATCCAAAATCCTAGCTTCGCTGAAGCTACAAAACGTGACAGAAAATACACAGGACTGGCTTCTGCCTCCCCGATGGGACCCTCCTGCTGACACCATCAGGAACTCAAAGGAGGCAGCAGAGGCCCTAAAAGCAGGCGGGTACAGGATGCTCAAACCTAGATCCATCCCTGAGCATCAACCCATACCCACCGCCGCTGCCCTCCCCAGTCTGGCTGTACTCGTCGAGATGGATGCCATCAAAGACGAAATAGAGCTACCAGGGGGAGACACCGAGTACCTGCCCAGATACTACCCCATGCACAAGCCCGAGCACGGCAAGCAGACCGAGTTCGGAATGTACGACTTACCACTACTCAAGCAAATGACATTCCAGCTCATAAATGGGAAGGAGAACCCAGCTGAGGAAGGTGCCACCTTCAAACAGTTTAGGGACACAATCCTGGAATGTCAGTACGGCTCAGGAACCAACGCAGGGCAAATAGCCAGGCTCCTAGCCATGAGAGGGGTCGCAGTGGGCAGGAACCCCAACAAAACACTGGCCCAGCAGGGCCTGACCCTAGAACAAATGGCAGTGCTACTAGAGCAGACACTGCCCATCGGCCAGCCCGGAGACGACGAGACAGGCTGGCCAGCCCTCACTACAACGCTCTCAGGTCTGCTAAATCCAGACACGAACGAGGACTACCTCCCAGACGTCACCAAGAAATCCTCGGCGGGGCTCCCCTACATAGGGAAGACCAAAGGAGACACAATGCTGGAGGCGCTAGCAATTGGAGACACATTCCTCAGAGAACTATCCGCTGTCCTCAGCAGCACCACCCCAGACCAGAAGGACCGATTCAACTCACTTCTCCAGGACTTCTGGTTCCTATCGTGCGGGCTCCTATTCCCCAAGGGGGAACGGTACGACAGAGACGCATGGCTGACCAAGACCCGCAACATCTGGTCCGCACCTTTCCCCACGCACTTCCTGATCTCAGCCATATCGTGGCCCATCATGAAGCAATCCAAAAACAACACGCTAAACATGGACACACCCTCCCTGTATGGGTTCAATCCCTTCAACGGCGGGCTTGACTCAATCATGAGGCGCGTGGAGAAGGGGGAGGACCTACACCTGATCTATGCAGACAACATCTACATACTTCAGGACAGGATCTGGTTCAGCATAGACCTGGAGAAAGGCGAGGCCAATGCCACAAAGAGCCACGCCCAAGCCATTGCCTACTATCTCCTCACCAGAGGCTGGGTGCAGGACGATGGCTCCCCCGCCTTCAACGCAACCTGGGCAACACTGGCCATGCAAATAGCTCCTGCCCTTGTAGTCGACTCCAGCTGCCTGTTCATGAATCTGCAGCTGAAGACCTACGGGCAGGGCAGCGGGAACCCCTGGACGTTCCTCATCAACCACGCCCTTTCAACCATAGTTGTCAACGCCTGGATCCAGGCGGGCAAACCACGGCCAGACACACCACAATTCATGGCCCTGGAGAAGACAACCGGCGTGAACTTCAAGATTGAGAGAACGATCCCTGAAGTACCCACAGTTGCACTGAAGGCCAAGGAGTCATCCCCCCTCGTTGGGTACCTTGGCGACGGCACCAACAGGCCCCCAGAGAAAGAGGCACCCACAGTGGACCTCGACCTCCTGGGCTGGTCCGCCACGTACAGCAGACTGCTAGAGTCATGGGTGCCAGTCCTCGACAAGGAACGCATGCTGAAGTCAGCCGCATACCCAAAAGGCCTGGAGAACAAAGAGCTCAAAAACCAACCAGGAGCCGAACTGGCATACACCATTGTCAGAAACGAGGCTCTCAGGATGGTCGGAGGCTGGGCATACCCACTCCTCGACCGCTCCCTGAAAGCCATGGTCAGTGCGAAACGAAACGCACTGACAGTGAAAGGGATCCCCATCGAGTCGATGATGGGCGGGTGGCAGAAAATGACAGAGTTCAGCGAAGCCTTCGAAGGAATCGATGCGTCGCTGGAAGTGACACCCGAGTTCCTAGCGAACATGAACAAACCAAGAGGGAGGAAGCAGCCGCATGTCAACAAACTAGCCCTTGACATCAAGAACATGCAGCAGGCCAGCACCGCCCTAACGAGTGGGGCATTCAGGAACCCCAACAAGATGGCCGGCCTAAAACTAAACGCCATGGCCAAGTCAAAACTCATGACAACCCTGCAGGCCTTCAAAGAAGCAGAGGCAGCAGCCGACCAATCCGGCACTGACGACTGGGGAGAAGCGTCAGAGACATTAGACACCATGCTCCGCGCCTCCAGGATATACCAAGCAGAGGCAGAGGCGTCACTGAAAGATGTCTCCGAGGCCCTCGACAGCCTATCAGCCGCAGCAGCCAACATCAAAACCCAGCAGGAGAAGGACACCGACACGATCTCAAATCCGGTGGTGGGATACCATGTACCAGCTCAGCGCTCTCTTGGCGTCCTGAGCTCTGTGACTGGGGTGGGACCCGCACCGGTGGACGGCCGATCAAAGAATGCGAGGAAGATGGCCAAGAGACGCAGTCGGAAGTAGAAGACCAAAGTCGACCCACACTCAAACCGACTCCCTCGGAGGGGGGGGTCCCTTTCACTGTCAGTGCGTTT